TCTATAAAGTATAATTTCAATCTTATCAAACTTACTATTTTAAAATGGGTGGTGGTCTTATGCAACTTGTAGCCTATGGCGCTCAGGATATTTACCTAACTGGTAATCCTCAAATTACTTTCTTCAAGGTCGTCTATCGTCGTCACACTAACTTCGCCGTTGAATCTATTGAGCAGACCTTCAACGGTCAAGCTGACTTCGGTAAGCGCGTCACCGCTACCATCAGCCGTAATGGTGATCTTATCCAACAGATGTACCTAGAAGTTGTTCTTCCTGCTACTGGTACTGGAGGTACTGTTTGGACTTATGGTGTTGGTAATGCTCTAGTTAAGCAAGCCGAAATTGAGATTGGCGGTCAGCTCATTGACCGTCAGTATGGTGATTGGATGAATATCTGGACTGAACTCACTGTACCTGCTGGCAAGCGTGCTGGTTATGACAATATGGTTGGTAATAATGCCCCCGGTGCCAACCAAATTGGTACCCTAAATGGTAATGGTACCAAGCAACGTCTTTATGTTCCCTTCCAATTCTGGTTCAACCGCAATCCTGGTCTTGCTCTACCCCTCATTGCCCTCCAGTACCACGAAGTCAAGCTTAACCTTGAGCTACGCCCCGTATCTGACCTAGTTCAGACTGCTAACGGCACTGGTAGCCTTGTATCTTGCAAGCTCTATGTTGACTATGTCTACCTTGACACTGATGAACGCCGTCGTTTTGCCCAGGTCAGCCACGAATACCTCATTGAACAGGTACAGTTCACTGGTTCTGAATCCAAGAATGCCACTGATACCAACAAGAATGTCACCCTCAACTTTAACCACCCTGTTAAGGAACTAATCTGGGCGCACACTAATAATACAACTGCTGCATCGGGATATGCTGCTGGCAATTACTGGTTTAACTATTCTGGTATTTCTGGTAGCAGCCGTGATTCTTTCACTACTGCCCTACTCCAGCTCAACGGCCACGACCGTTTCTCTGTCCGCTTCGCTGATTATTTCCGCAAAGTACAGAACTACGAACACCACACTCGTTGCCCCCGTGTAAGTGGTGATCTCGATGTTGCTGATTACCGTCAGCAATTCATCTACAGCTACAGCTTTGCTCTCTCTCCCGAAGAGCATCAACCCAGTGGTACTTGCAACTTTAGCCGTATCGATAACGCAGTTCTACAGCTAACATATGGCGCTGATAGCCAAACTGGTGCAACTGCTTTAAATGAAGCATTAAGCCTAAATATCTACGCCGTCAACTACAACGTCCTCCGTATTATGTCAGGAATGGGTGGTCTCGCCTACTCAAATTAGAAGTTGTATTTTTATACATATTCATATTTTTCAGCTTTTTTCAAATTTATCATTATATCAATAATTTTATAAAATTGAAATAAATAATATATACAAATTAAAATTATAATATTAATACTTAACTATAATAATACAATAAAATGTCTTTTACAGAGATTATTAATTTACCTAATAAAGCAGACATTTATAGTAAAATCATAATAAATAATAAAGAAATACAAATTAATGTATCGTTTATTTTAATTGATAGAAATAATGAGAATAGTGAGAATAGTGAGAATAATGAGAATAATGAATATTATGAAATAAAAACAAATAAAGGTGTAATATTTAAAATTGACAAAAAAGATTTACAAACTATATTATTTTATATTGATGATAAAAATTCATATATTCCTATGAAATGGGAAATTGACCGTTATAATAAAAAATTTATTACATCAGAATTTAGCAATAGTTATATAAATATCATTAATTATTTAAAAAAAGATTATTCAAATTTAACTAATAAAAAATTAAATGTTAATTTCATTAATAACGATTATTATGATTTTAGATTAAATAATATAGAAAATATTAAACCTTTGGACACGAAAAAAAATAAATTTAAAATAGTTAATATAAATCCGGTATTTTTTAGTGATAATACTGTCAAAGAAATAAAAGTAATAAAAGAATATAAAGGTCATAAAATATCGGTAGGTTCTAAAATTAATAAGGAACGTAATAAATATAAATTAATTGAAGCTACTAAAACAGATAATAGTAAATATAAATATTATGAAGTTGGGTTGGATAAATTTGATATAAATAATAATGAATATAAGTTTATAATTGATGAAGAAGATAAATCACTTTTAGATACATTATATTTTACTAATAATAAAGTATTTTACAATGAAACAGATATTCCAAATGAAGACAAAGAGCATATATACGCCATTAAAAATCCAACATGGTATTTATTGGATAGTCAATATGTGGTGTCATCTATTACTATAAAAGGGTTTGACCCATATTTAGTTTATATTCATCGACTATTATTAAATTGCCACAAAACAATTAATAATACCGTTGACCATATTAATAGTAATAAATTTGATAATCGCAAAACAAATTTAAGAATAACTTCAATGTCCGTTCAAAATCAAAATCGTGACATAATAAAACGTGAAAAAAACCTGGATTATTATCTCAATCCGGAAAATAAACCTGAAATTCCTAAATTAAGTTTTGATAATTTGTTATTTATTAGTTTTAGAGAAAATACTAACGAATATTTTGATATTGAATTTAAATCTGGTAGAAATGGTACAGATAAAGATATTAAAAAACATTCAACAAAAGCCATTATTTTCAAAGATAATAAGTTTAATGGTCGTCGTATAAAATTATGTCATGCAATATGTATTAGATATTTAACTGCAGTAGAATATCCACATATCATCGTTGAAAAAATAGATAATAAAAAATTTGATACATTAGAAAATTTTAAAATTAATGCAAACACATTAATCACTGAAATAATGGGTGCAGATTATACCATAGATACATTTTTAGATTATATGAAAACTTTACAAATTCCTAAATACATTGACCCTCGAACAACAAATAATAACACCATAAATAAAACTATTACTGAAATGAAATTTAATTTTATTACTTACAATAGTTCTAGAGATAAATATGATGTTGATGTTTCTATTAATAAAAAAAATAATCCTGATAAAAAAATAAAACTAGATGGTTCTGGTTCTAAAAAAATAAATAATGAAGACAAAAAATGTTTTGCATTAGTTCAACGTTATAATCTATTTGTTATTTTAGAAAATGATATTAACACACAAATTCACGGTGATAATATATTTACTGGTAATACTAATATAAATACATCATCTTTCAAATCATTAACGGATTTTGTATTTCTATCTGAAAGCAAAAATAAATTTACTAATTTTGATGAATTACAATCTTATACCGAGGATTGTATTAATAAATTATTACAACCAGAAACACAATCAAAATATACTTTAGAAACATTTGTTAAATATATTAATGATAAAGCTAATTCAAAAAAAGTTAATTTACAAATTTCTAAATTAAAATATAATTATCCTATTTTAACAACAAATTAGCTTTTATAAAATTGATTTATTTTTTATTATTTTTTTATTATTTTTTAACTAATAATTACAAATGCCATTAAAATATAAAATTATTGACAATAATTTGTTAAGTATTTCAGGTAATGGTGATTTTACCGATAAAATTTTAAATTTACTGAATAAATATAATAAAATAGCTTTTAATGACCCATTCAACAGTCCATTATGTATTTTACCAAATAACATAACAGAATTATATTTTGATTATGATTTTAATCAACAAATTAATAATTTACCGCCTAATTTAGAAATACTAGAACTAGAAACAATGTTTAATTATCCATTAGATAATTTGCCATTAACTCTTAAAATTTTAAGATTACATTGTTATAATATTAATCATTCACTAGATTATTTACCGATTGGATTAGAAGAATTAGTTTTATTATCAAAAGAATTTAATTATAGTATTGATAATTTACCTATTACATTAAAAAAATTAACTATAGGTATAAAAGGAGAAAATAAATTTAATATTGATAATTTACCGCCTAATTTAGAACAATTAATATTAGAAGTAGATATAATAGGTGATTTTGTTAATTTACCAAAAACATTAAAATATTTACAACTATATTGTTGTAGCAGTAATAAATATATTCATAATTTACCAGATTCTATAGAAACACTTATAATAGGACATTGTCAATATCATCCAATATCAAAATTACCTAAGAATTTAAAAAAATTAACAATATATGAATCATATTTATATATCGATGACATTAAGGAACTATTATCTAATAATATGGAATTACAAATAGAATCAAAATGTTTAGATGGTTGTCTGGATATTAATGAAGATTATGAATTTTGGGAAAAGTGTGAAGACCATCCAATGAATAATTAATATTTTATTATCTTTATTTCAATATAAATATTTTTGATATGCTAGAATAACTAGTGATATCCTGAATACTATTTTTTAATGTGGATAGAAACAAATAATATTCCAAAAAAAATAATTTTATGTGATGATACTCTAGATATTATTTGGAAATCATACTATTCACAAAATGTAATACCTATTATATCATCTAGAGAAGAAAGTTTATTATATTTAGAAGATAGTTTATATTCAAATAATAATCTATTATCTAATAATCTACTATTTTTTGCAACTAATTATAATATTCTTCGTATAATGTCTGGAATGCCAGGTATTGCTTATAGTTATTAATTTTTTTTCTAGTTTTTAATCTATATTTAAAGTAGCTATATATTCTAGAATGACTGATACAACATCCACCAAGCCAACAGATTCTGGCAACACTAGCCACACAGATAAACCCGATAAACCTTCTATGCTATATGACCTATATACTACATTCTTAAAAGATAACTGGAAATCATATACTATTTACCTTATTACTCTTATTTCCCTACCTCTCCAGAATGTTGCCATGCCACATTATTATGGTGAAGTCATCAATGCATTAAAAGATGAAAACCTAGCTAAATCTAAATACCTATTCACAGTTCTACTAGGTATTTGGATTCTTATTCAAGGATTTAGTATAGGTATTTCCTTTGTCGATAACTATATCTGGCCTAAGTTCCATGCATATATCCGTCAATTCTTTTTCGATTTGATAGTAAATCGTTATAACCAGAATTATCAAGAACTCAAAATCGGTACTATTCTTACTAAACTTATTAAATTGCCTTGGATTCTGGATGATATATCAAATCAAATCCAGCGATTCTTATTAACAAATTGTATATTGATTATATCTAATTTCGTATATATGTATCGACATCATTATTCCCTTGGTTTTATGTATTTAGGATGTGTTGCGGTAGTATTTGTTATGGCACGGTTATATTTTAATACTTGTAATGCAAATATTAAGAAAGTAGAACATCTATATGATGAATGCCACGAAGAAATCGAAGATACATTGCAAAATCTTTTATCTATCTACACCGCACGTAAAATACCAGATGAAAAACAGCGTATTGCAGATATTAATGAGAAAACACGTGCTGAACAATATACCGCTGGTATATGTAATCGTAAATTTCGTATATATTTCTCTATTGTTAATATATTCCTCTTTCTAGCACTTAATTATGTAGCTTATAAACTTTATCTCACTAAGAAAATAACAGTTGGCAGTCTAGTAAGTATTTTCATTCTCAATTATACTATTCTAGGCTCACTTATGGGTTTATACGAATCCAGCAAAGATTTTATGGCTTTACGCACACATATCGGACTAATTGAACAATTTATTAATGAACTACCAGAATGTGATTCTAGCAAACATAAAAAGAAAATACCACATCCCGAAAAATTAGATATAGTTTTTAAGGATATTGTGTATAAACCAACAACCAGTGAAGTTAAAATTTTAGATAAATTTAATATGAGAATATATCCTGGCCAGAAAATCGCGTTAGTAGGGAGGTCTGGAAACGGGAAATCTACATTGGTAAATTTAATTACTCGTATGAAAAACTTTCAAAGTGGAAACATTTTTATTAATGGAGTCTCAATTAAAGATATTGATATAGATGATCTTCGTAAACAAATAGTTTATATTCCGCAACATCCTAAATTATTTAATCGTTCCCTAGAAGAAAATTTATTATACGGATTACCTAAAGATATTACTATTGAACATATATTTAAATTTATGCGGGACAATGGATTTACTGAAATTGAAAAAAAATTTCGGTCTCGCCTAAAAGAAAAAGTAGGCAAAACGGGGGATCGAACATCTGGCGGTCAACGATCGATAATATTCATGCTTCGGGCGATAATGAAACCATGTAGTATGATTATAGGTGATGAAATTACTCAATCACTCGATGAAGAAAGCACAAAACACGTTACGAAAATGATTGATATATTATCACGAGATAAAACAATATTACTTATCACTCATAATTTGGATATGGCTACAACATTTGACCGTATAATTACTATGGAAAAAGGTAAAATTATAAGTGATGTTAATAAAAAACGAAATTAAATATAATTAGGTCATTTATCGTTTAATATTTCAAAACGATATCCTTTGTATTCTTTACCTGATTTCGCATATTTTAAAACAGTATTAAAAGCTATGTGTTTTTCTTTTGATAATTTTTGAATGCATTTATAAATTTGTTCTTCATTATTATAAATTAATTTTATTTCATATGTTTTTTTAATCATATCATGTTTAGTTTTATAAGCTGATTCAGTATCAAAAACTTCAAATTTATATCCATTTAAAATTTCTCCAGATAATATATATTTTTTAATTTTTTCATAATGTACATTAGTTTTTAAACATGCTTCTTTTATCGTATCATATATTGTTTCGTTATTATTGTAAATTACTTTAATTTTATGTGCTTTTCTTGTTTTAATATTTGTTTTATCAACATTTAATAATTTATTTCTTTTTCTTGTATTTATAGTTTCTTGTTCTTCGTCTAACATTTCAAATAAATATCCGTTATATTCTTTTTTTAATACAATATATTTATAAATTACTTGTTGAGAAATTTTTAGTTCTTTAGATAAAGCACTGATGCCAAAGGCATATATAGTTTCAACACCATCCTTAACATATTTAATTTTCATTATTTTTTTCCTTTTAGTATTAGGATTATCAAACTGAATTTTACGGTTTGCCCACTGAAGGTTAACTAAGCGATTATCAGTATTAATAGAATTTATATGGTCTACCTCATTCATACTTACGTCAGGTTTTGCGATATTAAAACCCATTAGTACTAACCGATAAACTTTAACAGATTTTATATTTTTATTTTCTTTTAATTGTATAGTTGCAATTCCTGAAGTTTTGTTTGGTTTTAACAATGTTCGTTTAAATCCTTTTACACGACCATAATTTGATACTTCATAATTTGTAAATTTATTTATCTCTTCATAAATAGAATCTTTTAACGATTTCCATATTTCATCTTCTAGATTTGTATTATTATAATTACTATCGTTATTGTCATCAACATTATTTCCAGTATTATGTTTTTTCCATTTATAACCTAAGTGAGTATGATTTTTACCATTAATACATTTACGTACAAACGCATAGTTATAACCATCATTTTCAATATCTATAATACTTTTATAAATCTTTATAATTTCATTAGTTTCTTTATCTATTTTTGCTACAGATATAACTTGATTATTTTTATTCAAACGATTTTTCTTTGCACCATGCAAACTATTTTCCTGCGCCGTTACCCATTCCAACATACAAACACGACTATCATCTTTTGCCCCTAAATGATTTACTTGTGGTTTATTGTTTGGATTAGGAATAAAAGCAACAGCTACTACCCTATGTAATCTAAAAGTTTTAGTAATTTTATCCTTTGTTAAACGAATATTTAAATAACCATCTATTGATTTAACACCCGTAGAAATCTTACTACCATTTCTACGTAATCGACCTAGACTACTAACCTCATAATTAGGATAATCCTTAATAACACGCCATTCTTCAGCAACATTTTGCACAGGTTCTACAATTTGTTCAGCCATTATTAATTATTATTATTAATTATCTTTATAAACTAAACTATTCTTTAAATCGAATAATATATTATTAATATATACTCACATAATTATTCTTCTTCAATTTTATTATCGTTTTGGATATTTTGCTTATTTATTTTTTGCTTTTCTCTATATCTTTGATTAGCTTCTTTCCTATATTGTTTATATCTTTCTGGGTCTTCTAATTTCATTTTATCAATATAACGTTTTTGTGTTTCTTGCACTGCATCTTTATTTTGATTATAATAATTTTTATAACTCGGATTAGTAGTGTATTTCTTCAATCTTGTAGTAATATCTTCATTCTCCTTCTTCAAACATTCAATCTCTACTTTTAATCTAGCATTTTCATCTAACAAAGTTTGTAGTTGATTATCCATAATCACACACAATAACTTAATACAGTTATTCTAGCAGTATCTTATAATTTATATGGAATATATATTCAATATACAATCAATTTTATATTAAACTAAATGTTTTTTACTTTTTCATTAGAAACATTCCCAGAATGATAAATCCCAACCCAATATATTGTGTATTACGGTCTAGCCGTTCCCCTAGAAAATAATATGCAGCCAAACTTTCAACTAATCCACTAATACCATCCCACATACCATTAACATATAAGATATTAGAACCAATTAAACTTTTTATTAGGAAAAATATTACACCACCATATAAGCTTATACCTTTACCTAAATCAAGCACATTCCAAGTATGAGTATATTTTTCTATAGAAAAATCACCTAATATCTCCACTAGAGACATTAATGTAATCCATACAATTTGCATATCTATACCAAACATTCTAGAAGTTAGTTATCTTAAATTTTTATTTAATTATTATAATTTACTTATATTTTTGCTACACTAATACGAAAAAAATATATAACTATAACTATAATATATACTATATACTATATACTATATACTATATACTATATACTATGGATGATATTCTGGAGAAGCAATCTAAAACAGATGTTTTAAAATTTAAAAAAGAATTAAATAGTATTGTAAATTTTTCCAAAAAAGACAAAACTAGTTATAAAATAGATAAACACATTGATAATCTTCAAAAAAAAAATATTAAATATAGTAATACTTTTGTTATTGAAAAATCAGCGTGGTACCCTGGTATAAAATATGATAAACTAATTAAAATATTAAAAGAATATGGGTTAAAACAAAGTTCCGATCCTAATGAAAATCATTTATTTGGTATAATAAATTCCAAATTTTATCAAACAGAATTTCTTATATTAAACGGTTTTCAATTTATTGATGTATTTGAAAATAAATATAGTTTATATTTAAATCTGCATTTATTTTTTCCAATCCATTATAATAATACATATCCGCAGTCTTTTTCTCTAAAACCAACTACTACATGGAATGATATTAAAAAAAAGAATAACGTATATATTGCTAGACCGATTGATAGTGGCTGTGGTATAGATATTATTAAAGTTTACGATGAACAAACACTTCAAATGGCTAAAAAATTATTATACAACGACAAATATATAAACGGAATATCTATAACTGAATACATTACCAATCCAATGTTATATGAAGGTCGTAAAATGCATTTACGCGCATATATGTTATTTACTATGATTAATAATCAATTTAATTCTTATTTATTTAAAACTATGAAATTATTCACTGCAAAAGACAAATATAAAAATGAAGATTGGAACAATATTGATATTCATGACACACATTTTAAAAATTCTGGTATCCTATCATCATTCGATTCGAAAATATTCCATAAACTAACTCCAAAAATAACTAATTCTGAAAATGATATTATAACAAATAACATAAAAAACTGTATTTTACATATTTCTAAACTTGCAATATCTAACATATACCAATATTCAGGTTGCAAAAATGCATATGAAATATATGGTATTGATATATTAATTAAAGATGACCTTAGTGTATTTATTATAGAAATAAATGGTAAACTAACAGGTTATAATAGTTCTGAATATTTATATGACGATTATTTCAAATGGATCGCAGATACAGTCATAAAACCCTGTTTATTTCCACACTTAGAAATAGAACAACGCCCAGAAACAACACCTATTTATTCCGCTAAACTATTAAATTATTAATATCAATCAATATCAACTGGTTGATAATGTGGTTCTGGATTATTTGTTTTATAACCTTTATATAATGCAGGTTTTATTGCAATTTCATTTATCCAATCACTATGTTCATAATTATTACGTGATGATAATTTATTAAAATATGCCGTACGATCTATAATAACTTTATATTCGCCATTTTCTTTTATAAATATCATATAAATATGTACGCTACGAAAACCATTAATTTGATTAATATCATTTACTACATGTTTTTTATACATTTTTCCTATAGATTTACAATTTTCTGTTATTAAATTAGATAGTTTATTTATGTCATTATCAGTTATAGGATCTTTTACTAAATTTTTATAATCATCAGGGAATATCATAACTTTAAAAGCATAGTTTTGTATATCAGATAACATATCTAAAAATGTATAATTACCAATTAATATTCCACCTTTATTAATAATATACATTTTCAATTCTTTATTTATATATGTAAATACTAATGTTTTTGTTATTACATAATGCAAATTATCTTTTATTGGTATTATATTAATTTTGTATGTAGAATTATAAACATAATATCCGTATAATAATTGTTTACTTTTGTCATTATAATATTCAATAAATTTATCTTTATTATTGAATAATTTATGAAAATTAGTGCTGTCAGTAGATATATTAAAATTACGCACTGTTAAATATTTTTTATCATCCAATAAATTATATATATCATCTAAATTATCTATTATCTTTGCAAAATTTTGTATCTCCCTAGAATTTGAGCCATAATAATTTATCAAAGCTTTGTATAAAAACACATAATTACATATAATATGATTATTACCTAATTCATTTGTAATATAATTCATTACAAAATTAAATTCATATGGAACACACTTAAATATTGAATATAGTGAATTTTCTATAAAATTATTATAATAAACTAGCATATTGTTCAAACAAAATTTATAAACATTTTGCACCAAATACAATCGTTCTTTAGTTAATAAATTTTCCAAATTTGACATATTACTTGCATTAAAATTATCCAATTGTCTTGTAATAATATATGTTGGATAATAATTATTAACGTCAAATGAACTCGATTTTATATACCTCTTAATAAAAACATTAATAATATCATTATTTAAATTTATATGATGACCATTATATTCAAAACCTAAATTTTTATATTTATCTACACCTGTTAATACATATTCTATAATTGGTTTATATTTAATTATACTATCCATATTATTTATTTGTACTTGCAAAATTTGAAGCAATATAATCATAAAACTCTTATTTTGCAAACTATTCATACTAATAAACATATTAAATAATTTATTCAACATATTTTTAGTAATTATATCATTTTCCCGCTCATTATGTAATACACTATAATAAAACAAATAACTATCCACATCTGCTTTACTTTTGAACTCTGTCCATAATTTACCAATCATATTTTTACGGAAATCAACCGTTAAATTTTTAAATAATGCAATTCCTAATAATTTATCACCCTCTAAAATAAAAAATGTATTCATTTCCTTTTTTAATGTATTTAATATTTGTGGAGTCCAATACCCTAAAATAGGTATTTGTTCAGCTTTTTTCATATCAATAATTATTCTAGTATATCTTATAATTCTGAATTTGGTAATTTATCTAATCTTACAAACCTAACACCACTTTTTAATATATACCCACTTTTTTGAGATTCATATTTTCTATTCAATCTAGAATTCTTTTTTGAATGTTTTTTTGAATGTTTTACTACATTTTTTTTATATTTACTATGCTTATTTTTGTTAAGCTTCCTTGTTATTTTAGCCATTATCTGATTATTTACAATATTATATTATATTATTATTCAATGAGAAATAATTATTATGCTATAATACTCCAAGGATATCAGCTTCCAGAATAAATTTTAACTTTTTCATATTGTTTAACATAAAAATTGATTTTTCTTATCCTATTACAATCAAGTACTATCATCCTACAAGCAAATCGCCAATTTACAATGGACACTTTTGCCAACTACCAGAATACAATCCTAGAACAATGGAATAATTACGGAATGCATAAACTATTTGATATTAATACCTCTAACCAAAACCAAAAGCAAAAGCCAGTATTTAACTTCATTGCTGGACCACCTTTTTGCTCTGGCAAACTACATATGGGCCACTGTGCCATTGAAACCATCAAAAGCACCATCCTAAATTACAAAGCTATGCAAGGATACCAATGCACCAACAAATTGGGTTATGATTGCCACGGTTTGCCCATTGAAAGTATTGCCAATCGTGAGTTGAATATTACCACCACACAAGACCTAGAACGTATCGGCATTGCTAATTTTAACCAATTCTGTAAAGATACTATTAAACAATGCGAACGTGATTGGGAACCAGTATATAACAAACTAGGTCGATGGGCTGATTTTACCAATGTATATAAAACTATTGATACGCCATTTATGGAAAGCGTATGGTGGGCTTTTGCTGAACTTTACAAGAAAAATCTTATTTATCGTGGATACAAAATCACACCATATTCATATGCCCTTCAATCCCCCCTATCTAATTTTGAAGCATCTCAGAATTACAAAGAAGTAGATTGCCGTTCTATTTATGTCCGTTTTGAAGTTCTCCCAGAATACCAACACAATTCCAACCCAACATATCTAGTTGCATGGACCACCACACCTTGGACATTACCCGCTAACATTGCCCTATGTGTTAATCCTGATTTGGATTATGAATATATGGAAGACAATTCTACTACACCATCTACTGTATACATTCTAGGCAAAGACAAACATAAACAATCCGGTTTGAAAAATTCTTCCACACCTATCAAAACAGTTAAAGGTCGCGAACTTATCGGTATTAAATACAAACCTATGTACCCAACCTATACTACAACCACCACCACCAATACATCTAATGGAATCCAGAACCAGAAGGCTTTTACTGTAGTTGCAGATGGATATGTTAAAGATGGCACAACAACTGGAACTAATATCGTCCATCTTGCCCCCGTATTCGGTGAAGACGATTATCGCGTTTGCAAAGCCCAAAATATTATTACTGATGAACTAGTTCAATCACTAATTCCTATTGACGATAATTGTAATTATTTGCCGATGGTCGCACAATATGCCGGGATGCTAGTATTTAATGCAGAATCATTAATCATTAAAGAATTGAAGGCAAGCAATACCCTTATTAAAATCCAACAAATTCGACATGAATATCCATATTGCTATCGAACAGATACACCCCTAGTATATCGCACCTATAATTCTTTCTATGTTAATATTCAACCTATTAAAGCCAGAATGCTAGAACTTAATACCCAGATTGCGTGGTATCCAGAAAATGCCGGTACTAAGCGATTTAATATGTGGCTAGAAGATGCTCGGGATTGGTGTATTTCCCGGTCGCGTTATTTCGGAACACCTATTCCAGTATGGTTGTCAGAAGACGGAACTGACATGATGGTTATTAGTTCTATTCAAGAATTAGAAAATCTTTCTGGACTAGTATTGAATGATATCCATCCAGAATATGTTAATGACATTATTATTACTAATCCTGCAAATGGAAAAACATATCGCCGAATTCCAGATGTATTTGACTGTTGGTTTGAAAGCGGTTCTGTACCATTTGCCCAACATCATTATCCTTTTGAAAACAAGGCAACACTAGATGAACAGATTAAAACTAATGCTACATTTGCTGATTTTATTGCAGAAGGTGTTGACCAAACTCGTGGATGGTTCTATACTTTGCTAGTACTTTCTACTGCATTGTTTGATATTAAGCCATCGAATAATATTATGTCAGTAGGTCATATTCTAGATGAACATCGAAAGAAAATTTCTAAGAAAAACAAGAATTATATTGATCCGCCTATTCTAATTGATAACTATGGTGCAGATGCTATTCGAATTTATCTATTGCAATCCGCTATTACTACTGGTGATACACTCGCCTTTAAAGAAGATGATATCAAAATTATCAACAAAGATTTTATTCAATTCAAGAATTGTGTTGATTTCCTAATGGAACATATTACTAATCAAAAACATCAAAACATCACATTCGATATTCTAGCATATCAACGTACTACTAACCCTATGGATAAATGGATTATTCAACACATTAATAACATCACTACACAAGCATCCAATTATCTAGAAACATATCAAATTGCGAAAGCCACACACATTGTTCTAGACACTATTGACGATATTTGTAATTGGTATGTCAAATTTAATCGCGACCGTTTGAAAGGGAAAATCACTGATGATGAATGGATTATTTCCACATCAGTCTTGTATCAAGTTATCCGCCGATATATTATTCTACTAGCACCAATGGCACCATTCATTACACAAACTATTTATAATCAATTGGCAACCCTATCCCTATCCAAAGAACAACTGGAATTTGTTCATATGGAAAACTATAATATTCCTATTCTTATTCCTACAACTAATATTCTAGATGATACAACAAATTACATTGAAACATTTGATTTGTTGAAACGGGTATCTAAATTGGTACGGTCTGCTAGAATGAATACCAAAACCCATACTAGTTCCAAAACACCTATTAAAGCGTGTGAAATCTGTATGGATTCACCTATTATGCTTGAACAGATTGCTAGTTGTATTGATTTGATTCAATCGGAACTCAATGTTATTGATATTCAATATTCAATGCTGACAGGTAATATGCGGTATAAGATGGTACCTAATCGGGCAACACTAGGTAAAAAATATAAGAAGCAAGCAACTGCGATTTATAAGCAGATGGAAATTATTCAAAGTGATACTAATACTAGCACTACTACGTTGAATATTTCAGTTGGTAATGAAGTGTATAGTATTCTGGAAGATGAGTTTTCTTATGAACCAGTTTTTGGAGAGAATGATATTTTTGATACTAATATTTTGGTAAAGATTGATTTTACATATGATGATACTATTGAAAAGCTGGCACATCTAAAACGGTTTGTGTCAGATATTCAACAAACACGGAAACATATGGGATTGAAGCCGTGGAATAAGATTGAAATTCATACATTCCAAGATGACTTTGAAATTGTTTCCCAGAATGTAGAGTATATTGAAAAACGTTTGGAATATCCTGTTATCCCTAATTCAGAATTAGTTTGTTGCCTAGAAGATGTAAAATGCTATTGGCCAGATAAAGATGAAAATAAAAAAATTAATTATGTAGTTAATGTTCTTGTGAATGATCTTGTAAATGATGAATAAGTGATTAAAAATCCAATTCTATAATTTCTTGTTTATCAGGTTCATTATTTTTAGTAATATTATTTTTATTGTCTAAATATTGTTGAATTGTTTTACTATGTTTAATATTGTATATATTTATACGTTCTTTATTCACTTGTATTCGGTCATATTCAAATTCATATCCAAACATATTGAATAAATTTTTAATTTTTTTAATAATTTGATTATTTGATAATGATTGTTCAGCAATCTCTGATAATAATGATTTTTTATTAATTTTTTTAGTAGCATTACTTTTAGTCATATTACCAAACAAAATATTATATTCTGTTGTATTTAATAATTTAGATAATAATTCATAATTAATTTTTGAATTCAAGATATATTGTTCTTTCAAATCTATTTTCAAAATCTTTATAATTTCATATAAATATTTAGATTTTTTATTAAATTCTTCTATATCAAAATCTATTCCGATATCTATGTACGGAGATATTTCAAATATATCTATTAAATTATGTATTTGTAAATAATTTTTAACTATATGTATTTTGTTATAAAAATAATTTGCAAATATATTTTGTGGTATATTAATCGGCAATCCAAAATAATGAAAATATATTGATTTTTCAAAATTTAGTTTATCTTGTGTTGTTGCACATCCATTTTGAAGTCTTTTACCAACAATATACATATTATCCCAATTATTGCGAATATCTATTCCCAATAATAATTCATTATCTTCTTCTGTTATAATTTGTTTTTTATATATTTCTTTGAATACGTTATTATCATCTTTCTTTTTATTATTATAATTTGTTATTGTTAATGGTTTAACTTTTAATAAATATGAATCATAAATTATTTGTGTTTTATTGATATTAGTTAATTTTAATCCATATTTTTGCACATTTTCTAACATTTTTTTGGTTTCATCTTGATATTGAGTTTTTGTAATATCAATTAGATTAATAGTATGGCCTTTGCGATCTGCATACCATTTAAAAATATCTAACCAATATACTTTGTGATCTTGCTCCCATTTATTCCACAATTTTATATAACTTAAACCACTAACTTGTTCGTCATCATACATTATTTTATAATATTCTTCAAATTCTTTTACATCAAATAAACCATTAAATTTAATATCAAAACTAGATAATAATACATTAATTATATTATTTTTTGGATTTCTTATTCTTGCTAACATTTGAAAATAATCTCTAGGACAAACGGAACCTTCACATATATAACCATAAATATTATCAAAATGATAAGTATCAATATTTACACCAACGCTAATTGTAGGTGAATAAATAAAACAATCTATTTCTTTTACAATTTTATTAATATTTCGCAATTCTTTTTTTTCTTTATCAGGTGAATTTCCATAAATTACTTTACATTTATATTTGCTAGATAACATTGTATATATTTTTAAAGCTTCTGTAGATGACATACATACTATAACAATTTTTTTACCTGTTTCCAAATCATTAATAAATTTATTATATTGACCTGTTATGCAATATGTAAGATTAATAATATATTTTATTCCAGATACTTTATTCAATAAAGGCATTCTAAATTCTTCATTATCATTTTTAATATATTTATTAAACCAAAATATCTCTCTATTTGATATATCACCATCTAAATAATAACATTCTTTACTTGATTTTATTATTTTTTTAAAAATTTGATAATTCAATTCCGGATTATTCATTTCTTTATAACTAAAATGACTTAATAAACTACATATTTCATCACATATTACAATATCATAATCACATATACTATAATGCTCAGTATTCATTACTATTTTTTCAATACTATCAATTGAAATAATAACTTTATCTATTGTCCATCTAATATCATCTGTTAAGTAATTAGAGAATCCTAATTCTTTGTAATCTTCCATTAAACTATTTGCTAATGATTGGCGCATTGTAAAAAATATTATACGTTTATCACTATTATGTTGAATATGTTTTGTAATAAATGTTGTTTTACCAGTCCCTAACCCTGATTTAATAAAGCGATATCTAGTATTACCAAAATATTCTATTACTTGATTATAATTTATATATTGCGAAATATTTCCTTTATCGTCTTTGAATTCTATTTCTTGAAATTCAAATTTTGGTTCATCATATTTATGAAAATATTGATTATATAATTTTTCATTATCTTCTTTTGCCATTTTCCATAATGATGCAAAATTAAAATCTTCTAATATCTTCATATTAGCAAAAGATTTATTAATTTCATCATAACTAACACTACTATATTGACCAATAGCACTACGTTTCCAAAATTTATGTATAACTTCATCATTATTATTTCCATTTGCTACTTGTTTTAATAATTGTCCCCATCCATCATCTAATTTTTTTGTAAAGCGTTTATTATCTAAACATTCTAGCAATTTTAACATTTTATTTGTATTTATTCTATTTATTTCTAATTTTAATCCTTTAGATTGTATTATTTTATTAGTATTTATATTTTTATTTACTGTGCTAGTGCTATTATCACTAGTATTATCACTAGTATTATCACTAGTACTATCACTAGTATTATTTGTTAAATCTTGCGCATCTGTTATATTGATTATATTGTTTTTTGTTATTTTTGAGGATTTACTAAATCCGGATTTGTTAGATATAAAATTATCAATTAGTTTTATTATAAATATAGTCTGTTGTTCATTCGGTATGCAAAAACCTAATTCATTATTTAACATTGTGCGGGGTTTATGGGTTTTATTACATTTTTTACAATTTGTAATTGATGGGGGTAATACAACATTATTACAGTATAATATTTCTAATTCTTCTATTTTACATTTATTCTTATTTATCTTTTTCACTTCTTCTATTTTCTGTCTTAATTCTTTATTAGTAGTACTATCTATTATTACACCATAATTACCACACGTAGAACCTGAAAAAAAACCTATTTTGTTATTGGTATCTAATTCTGAATATTGTTCAAATAACTTTTTAGTTGGTTCATTTACTCCATTTTTACTAACTATATCAAAATCTAAGATTTCTATATATTTATTACTTGCATATTGATAACCCGATAGAAAACCAAAATTATCATTATCTTTTATTTGCCTTGTATATTTTGTAAAATTCTTTAAGTCCTGCCATCCAGATATACCTGTAATATTCTTACCTATTCTTTGTATTGGTAATTTATCTTTTACTAGATAAAGATTTAATCCTTGAGATTTTAAATAGTTTTGCATTTTTAGAATAAAAATATTTACAAAATATTGTTTTAGTTCTTTTATATTATTAATAATATTGAAGATATTTTTAAATGACGATATTTTTAAAAATAATGATTTCCTGTAAAATGATTTTGACTGAAATATACTATATAAACGGGTTCTAGTTGCATGTCGCCCTTTTTAGAAAACCGTAGTATATATACAGTAAAAAAACATAGTACGGCATTTACAATACACACCTCTTTTCAAATATAATCAACCCATAAATAATAACCTCTGTAATAGCATTATGAGTGTATTTATGTTTAATACTGTTGTAAAATGCGTATCGCCCTTTTTAGAAATGAAGATATCTATAAAAATAAATACTAAATATATTAATATCTAAAAAAATAATTTTGATGTTTTTTAATATAAAAAAAATAAGCATTAAAAATAATAATACAAGATGGATATGAATACAAACACAAATACAGAAAATAATTTTAACATATCTATAGATAAAAAAGATTATTTTAAAAAATATTATCAAAATCATCAGTTAGATTTATGTTCTAAAGCAAAAGAATACTATACTAATAATATTGATAAACGAAAGGTTCAAATGATTAATTACAATAATAAACACAAAGATAAGTTCTATGAACAAAAAGCAGAAAAGCATCAATGTGAATGTGGTTGTGAAATAACCTATGGAAATAAATCTAGACATTTACAGAGTAAAAAACACATAACAATTATTAATAATAAAAGTCAAAATATAAATTAACATATACATGTCAAACTCCCTTTAATTGATTTTCTAAATCTGCAATTTTACGTTCATATTCAAATATTTTTTCATATAATTGTGTTTTTGTAAATTTAATATATGGATTTACTTGATGTTTTTCTGCTTTCTTTCGTTGATGATATTGTTTATTGTATTCTTTCATTTTTTCTGCATTTTTAGCCCTATAGCGTTTAACAGCATTTAGTGTATAAGTATCAGTTTTTAATACTTTTTCATTTTCATTATCGTTATTAGCAACAATTTCATCAACAATTTCATTATTATTGGCAATTTGTTCTGTCATGTTTGATGTATATCTTGTATGAAAACAGTATAGTTTATATTGTTTTATTCTAGAATGATATATAAATTTCAATTTTTTAAAAAACAAAAACACAAAAGTTTAATCTTAATCTCTAAACGATTATAAATTTAGAGTATAGGTAAATTATCATAAAAAGTATATATTACCGTCCTACCGGTAGGACAACAAAATCGTTTAGAGATTAAACTTAGAATACAAAGATTATTCATTAATATATTCTTTGTATAATTCTTTATCAACATCATTATATTTATTTACAAACCATTTTGGTATTTTTTGTTCATATACTCTAGAAATGATATAATAAAGATTACAATGTTTTGGTAAGCCAGTTAATAGTCCTGCTATTGTAAAATGTGTAAAGTGTTTATCATTAAATAAATTGATATCAAGTGCTTTTGATAAATCTATAATAACTTCAAATAAATTCATACCGTTATGATTTATGTTTTGGTGGGGGTCTAAGCCCCCATGTCCCCCTTATTGGTCTGCGACGCGAGGGCTTCAGCCCCTCGCGCTCCCTTGATTTATAAATATAGGAGGTGGCACGGAGGAACCTATGGTTCCTTCGACCAAACCGCTTAGCTAGCTAAAGCTAGCATTTTGCAATTATCATATTACTATAAAAAATAGATATGCCAGAATGAGTTAGTGGTTGTCTGGTGATTTATATATTAGTTTTAATTATATAAGTCGTCAAGCACCATTAAATGGTTGCCGATGGCATAAGTTAATGTAATATGACGATACAAACTTTTAATTGTAATTGTATTCTAGCAGATAGTAAATTATCATATTACTATAAAAAATAGATATGCCAGAATGAGTTAGTGGTGGTCTGATTATAGTTTTCAATATTTGGAATATAGATAATTTCTGTCATTTCTGTAATTTCATAAATTGATAAATTGATATTATAAAATAATTATTTCAATTTTTCCAAAAACTAATACTTTATCATAAACTAATTTAATAATGTTTAATCTCTAAACGATTATAAATTTAGAGTATAGGTAAATTATCATAAAAAGTATAGATTACCGTCCTACCGGTAGGACAAAAAAATCGTTTAGAGATTAATTTATATAACTTTGTAAAATACATTTTTTAATTTACACCTTTAGACATTTAAAATGCCTATTTTAAATTGCAAATAAAAATAACTTAAAGATATTCTATTCAGTAAAGAATAGGATATATTTTAACTGTTTTATATATCTTCTTAATCCTCATGGATTAATAAAATAACATTAGATATTCTTCTACAAGTAGTTATATACGCCTTTCTAATTTATAATAGTTTAACCTTGCATATTTCTGTGCAGCAAACCTAGTATTAGGTATGATAGGTTACTAGTATGATTTTTAAGGATTTTTATATATCTATTTTAGTATGGTAATATTGGGAGTTTCGAAAACTTAATAGTCCAATGTTAAAATGCTTAGTGGAAGAATAAATAAAAACAGGGTTAACTAATTACTGGCATTAGGCTATCGTACAGTCCTATGGTAAAAGCCAGTAGATATGTTGTTTTTACTAAGCTTCAATGCTAAACCTTTATTAAAATACCGTTTATAATCGGCATTTTAAATGTATAAAGGTGTAAAAAATATTAGAGTATTAGAAATATAGTATATCAAAAAATGGATTATTTAAATATAAACCCATTAATTTATGAAGGAATATATTTACTGCAGGAAGAAAGATTTATAGAAACTAATAAAAATATTTATAAAATTGGTAGAAGTAAAACTATTTATACTAGAGTATCGAACTATGAAAATGGAAGTATTGTTTATTTAATGGTTGGATGCGCTAACTCAGAATCAATTGAAACTGAATTAATAAAGATTTTTAATAATGATTTCAAATTGGCTAAATATTATGGTAATGAGTATTTTATTGGTGATTTAGAAGCAATGAAAGATACAATTATTGAATATATTAAAACTGTAGAAACTGATACAATTAAACTAATCGATATGGAAATCAAAATAGAAAAAGTTGATAAAATAACAGAATTACCAATACCAAAATATAAACAAGAACTATATATCAAAGCAAAACTAACTACATTAAACTTTATTAATAATGTATGGACAGAATATATAGAAGATGATAATGTTGAAAATGAATTTGAAGATTGTATTGAAGAAATTAAACAACCACAACCAATTATTGATAATACAAATATAGTTAATAATTATACTATCAATAATAATAACGGAGTTGGTAATATTGTTATTAATACTCCTGCAAATACTCCTGTAAATACTTCTAAAAATAATAGAGAGTGCACTTGTGGTAAAGTATTTGATATGCCATATTTATTAAAACGCCATCAAAATAGTAAACTAGGATGTTTTCCTATATTAAAAACAAATCCAATACCAATATTACATATCAATGAACAAGAGCAAATAAAGGTTGCAAAAGAATTTTTTTGTAAATTTTGCAATCGTAAATTAGCTACTAAGTTTAGTATGATACGTCATTATGATACTTGTAGTAAAAATGAAGATAATATAAAAAAAAGTGATATTGCAAATAATAAGAACATCAATAATACGAGTTTTAGAGATTTATTTGAAAGTATTGTAAATTCTGTAAGTAATACTCAAGGTGAATGGGATATTAAATTGGGTGATTTATCAATAAAATATTCACCTAACATATAACTATCGAATTATATTCATAAAAATTCTATTCAATCATTTACTAAATAATTACTAGAAATCTTGATATCCAAATATCCAAATATCCAAATATCCAAGACTAAGAATTTTAAAAAATATCCTAGTAGCTTAATGAATGCAAATGACAATGCTAAGTATTTAATTAATATAATTGTTAATAATGTTTAATTTATATAACTTTGTAAAATATATCAATATATATCTTTATTATTTTTTGTAATTTATACTTATAATTTAGTAATTTACTAAATTTCATACATCTAGTAGTATTAGTCATTCATACCTTAAAAATAATAGGTGTTTCAAAATTTCTGAAGTAATTACTTGACGCTCTCTCCCCTCTTGCCAGATCTTGTACATATTGTGTACACATTATTCAATTCGTGTATTAAGTCCACTCATATGTACATACTCCCACTGACTCTCCTCCACAATGTACAGTGTGTATTCATGTGTGTATCAAGTACAACAACATGAACATTACTCATTATATTTATAATCACACCGAAATCACAATGTACATACAAGTTATAATGTACATATAAAAATAATACTATTAATTAAAACAATATAAAAATAATTATATTTCCATATAATAATATATTACGCCTATTTGTCTCAACTTAATTATCATTTACACAATGTCGGATAGAATATGTCCTTGTGGTAAATCATTTGATAGGCCATCATTGTTAAAACGCCACCAGAATAGTAAGCTAGGATGTATTCCTTATTTAATGTCGTTAAGATCAGCGCTTCCCGTAATTCACACAGAACATAAAGAAGAGGAGAGAGAGAGCGCTAAGGTAGCCAAGGATTTTTTTTGTAAATTTTGTAATAAAAAATTAGCAAATAAGTTTAGTATGGAACGTCATCATACTACTTGTAGTAAGAATGAAGATAATAAAATAAAAAGTGATGTTGTAGATATAACTAATAATATTGTTAATAATAATAATTTTAGAGATTTACTTTTAGATATTATTAAATCTGGTAATTTAGATCAATTTGAAATGGATATAATAACAGGAAAATTAAAGTTTACTTGTTTACATAATAGTGATATATTATCACTTCAACAAGCACACACAAATCCTATACCATCATCTACTAGTTTAATTGCTAGAAATCTTACTATACCAGAATTAGAATTTAATGATGATACTAATACTATTACAGTACCATATAATAATAATATTCAAAGTAATGTAGGAAATACAAGTAATACAAGTAATATAAGTAATACATATGCGCCTAGTGTTAAAGGAATTATTACTAATGCTAATAATTCTAATAATGCGACAATAAATAATATAACAAATAATATAACAAATAATAATGAATTGGGTAGTAAGGTACCATTTGTATATCCATTTGGTTATGAAAATATTAGTTTTTTGACAGAAACAGAAGTAATAGATATATTAAAGAGTGATGATGGTGCAGTATTAGTTTTGGATAAGATATATTCCCAGATTGAGAATAATAACTTTATGAAAGCAAATAAAAAGGATAAGCATATGATGTATATAAACTCGCCAGACAATATCACATATTGTAGTGATAAGGAATTTATTAATAAATTGTTTGAACAAAGTAAGTTATTATTAAAACGTGTATATTTTCAATATTATGAACGTTTAACTCCAAAATATCAACATATAGTATTACAAAACATTCAGCAAGTAAATGATATATTAGATACTAAGCCGTATTCAATTGGTGAAAAATATACATATATAGTGGCAAAGAAAGCTAATAATACAGAGGAAAAGAAAACATTTAATGAAATTAAAAAGGGTATAGATGCAAAGGATAAACTTACTATAAAAGAAAATACAAAGGCATTCAATAAATCATCATCTCAAATAATGTCATTAAATGAAGAATTATCCAACTCAAAATTAAATATGGAAGAAATAAATAAAATATGGGAACAATTACATACAGATGAAACAGTATCTTATGAAGAATTTGCGAATGACTTAGCATTACATCGATTTGAAGACACTCCACGTTATAAATTAATTCAAACATTAATCAAGAAAGAAATAGAATATAAATACAAACAAAATTATAAGCTCGGAGATTTATATAAGTTTTATGATTATATAAAACTCCGAATGGATGGTGAGATAGAGCATATTAAACAATCATTTCCTGATATTTCAGAAGAATATATGGAAGAAATAAAAAATTTATTAATAACAAAACCTTTTGAAAATGCACAAATTGATTTACTAGGATTACAAAGATTATTACCACCACAAAAAACTGATATAGTAAGAATATAAACTTATTTAGAAATTATAATCAATAACGCGTTGACCACAATCGCTAAAGCCAGCACGTTGTTTACCTATTCGTGTTTTGAATAAATACCATTTTTCTTTTTGTAATTTTTTCCAATATTGGTCGCAACAATATATCCAATCTTGTCCTGTTTCTTGATACATCTGAACCCCATGTTCCCAACATTGTATAAGTTCATCAAAATACTTACTATTTACTAGATATCCTGCACAGGTTTGTACATCTGTGGTACTATCTAACAATGCATTCTCTCTGACTTCAAATCGATTCATTGCATTCTCTCTGACTTCAAATCGATTCATTGCATTCTCTCTGACTTCAAATCGATTCATTGCATTCTCTCTGACTTCAAATCGATTCATTGCATTATATGCTAGCATAATTACTTTAAAATCTAGACCGTTGTCTACTTGTTGAAATAATGCATTAATGTTTTCAGCGAATATTTCTTTGCTAACTAGAAATTTGAAATCATCTTCAAATACTATTATGTATTTAGCACAATTCGCCTTTGCACGCTTAATTACTTCCAAATGGGAGATAGAACATCCGAATAAGCCTTGATTATGTTTAATGGCTGGAAACCGTTCTACACGATGTTCTAGAATAGTACCTCCAAAATGAGATGCAAATTCTTGTTCAATTTCAGCTTTACGGTCGGTTCGGTGGTCTAAATTGATATAGTAAATTTTATCTATATTTTCCATTGTTGTTGTTATTGTTGTTGTTGTTGTCAGTTTATTCTAGCATATGCTAGAATATAATGTTTAAGTTCTAATTCTAGTTCTAGTTCAAATTAGAAATCTAATCACGAAATAATAATTTGTCGATTGTGGTACGAACACAAAACAATCGGTGTAATATTATACCGGCTAAGAAACATAATGCAATTACTAGCCATATTGATATGTAATGGATATTTAGTAAGCGTTCTAGAATAAGTTGATGTATTGCTATGGCAAGTAATATGGTTGATAGAACATCAAATATAGCAATGTTGAATATGCGGATACTATGAGCACCTTCTCCAGGAACACCGAATATGTTTTTATATTTACATAAACCTGAATCTTTTTCTTGGGTCATCATTCTGGGAGATACTCTAGAATACTGTCTTATAAAAATATGTTATAAAAATATCTTGAAAAAATTGAAATTTATAATCATATAATAACATAGATTATTCAATATTCATTAAACAATAAAATAGATGGCTATGGCTACAACAACTAATTATGGAGTGCATAAGTCATGGTTTCCGTTATTTGAAAAATGGCAAGTACAGATAGATAGTATTCTGGAGGATGTATATTCTAGCAAAAGTAATATTAAAACATTTCCGCTAAAAGAAATGGTATTCAAAGCATTTGAAATAGATGTGGCAGATATATCAATAGTTATTGTAGGTCAAGATTGTTATCATGGAGTAGGACAGGCAATGGGATTATGTTTTTCAATATCAGGCGATGTTAAAATTCCACCGTCATTGGTTAATATTTTTAAGGAATTAAATAATGAGTTCCCAGAAAGGAACTATAATTTCAAGCATGGTGATTTAACAGAATGGATGGTTAGAGAAAATATGTTTTTACTAAATAGTGCTTTAACTGTTAAACAATCGGCGCCACTTAGCCATATTAAGAAATGGGAAAAATTTACTGATGCTGTAATCCAGTTTATTATTAAACATAATGCAAATTGTGTGTTCCTATTATTAGGTAATTATGCTAAAGAGAAATCAAAATTGCTAGGGGTAGAGAATGAAGGTCGATGTATTAAAGGTGTTCATCCTTCTCCATTAAGTGCCCATAATGGATTCTTTAATTCTGGCGTATTTAAGAATATTGAAATCAAATTGGGGAAAATGATTGATTGGCAGAATTAGGAATAATTTGATAAAAAAGGAAAAAATTATTTTTTAAACTAAAATTGAAATATGGTTTTGCTTTTTAATAAAATTATCTATCCTTGGTCTTCCTTTGGCTTGCAATGTCGGAAGAAATTAACAACTTGCGTTTAACGTGGGAAGAAACTGACAACCCACAATTGGGCAGAAACGTGTTGCGAGGGGCACGTGTGAAGGAAGTTATGGTCAAGTGTGGCGACAACTACAACAAGATCCAGGATATGGGAGTCAAGCCGTTCCTACTGGATGCCCTCGGCGTCTTCCTGTGGACCCTGTACCCATCACTTTGCCGTTTTCACTTTGAAATGGGTTTCAACTCATGTGAGCACAACGTGGAGAAGGGTTTCTACATTGTCAAGGTGCCCAACGATACCATCTTCGAGGCACACAAGGTAGAACCAACTAGCTACTTTGTGGTTCGGGCACACATTGAGACCCATCTGAAGCCAAACAAGTTCGGCGATCTGGAGATCATCCTGGATATCAAGTTCATCGAGGAGAACGGCGAGGAAGTGTGCTTTCGTATCTTCTAGTAGCTTTCCCCGAACCAATTTTTTTTTATGAAAATAACAAAATAGAAAAGTAGAAAAAGTAGAAAAAGTAGAAAAAGTAAACAAAAATTGATTCATTTTTGAGAATAATATAATATTATTTATCAAAGATGGAGCTTTTGCCGCGTTTGGAGCGTTTGATCATCTTTGAACGCTACGGTATGCTAAACCGAATGGGTGACGGCTTCGTTGTCCCACCCAACCGCAGTGCCTGGTCCATGGACATGCTCTACGCAAACTGGCAACAGTGCGGCTTTCTGAAGACCCTCCGTGAGATGGGGCGTATCGAGGTGTCCAATGCGGGCGCCCCCTACGTCGACTTCGCACTGGTGAACAAGAACCGCCACGAAGTCCTGGCTCTGTCCTGTTTTCTGGACTCGCGTTATGCCGGCGAACCGGATCGCAAAGTCCTGATTACGGCGCCTCATTCGAGTGGCAATGGCAGTTTCGCAGCAACGTTCTCGTCGGGCAATGGCATTGTCATGTACACTACAGAAGACGGAATCAATGTGTTGTTCCGTTTTGACTCCGCCCGCGCTTCGCAAATCTAGATGTTGCAGTCGCAATTATTTTTTATTTTTATATAAAAATAAAAATAAAAATAAAAATAAAAAATTGAAAGTATATAAGATATAAGATATGAGATATAATGATTAATTATTATTGTGTTGATGAATATGGATATTCCTAAAATTAGCGTGTATTCTCGTTATGGTTTTTGCGACCGTATGGGAGATGGTTTTGTTGACCCACCTAATCGATATGAATGGTCATTTGACAAATTATATCAAGATTGGAATTCACATGGGTTTTTCAATGAATTGCGTAAGCAAGGATATATTACAGTATCTTATGCAGGTAATCCATTTATTGACTATGTACCATCTGCAGAAAACAATAATCGTCATCAAGTTCTGACTCTAGCGTTATTCCTAGATACAAACTATTATAAGAATAATGTTCCCGTTATTATAACATCTCCACATGAAAGTGGTGATGGTAATTTCGTTGTTAAATATCAACGAGTGTCAGATAATGAAATTATGTATACCACACAATCATATAATATTGTACGGTTCCATTTTGATTCATACAATCCTTCACAAATCTAGATAATTAGCTTTCCATATCTTTGAAAATCTATATTTTTTTAATTAAATTTTGTCTTCTATCCTTTAACCGACTATAGGTGTTTGAGATGATTTTGAAAAAATCAGCTTAAAACACCTAAGTATTAACTTAAATTACGTTATCGCTTGGACACCTATATGTGTCTAAGGGATACCATGGACTTTATCCATATCAGTTGCAGGTAATACATACATTGGATAAGGATAGGGATAACCACCAGAAAGAGCCCAATAATAGGCTTTATGTGCATCATATGCAGTGTTGGGATTTGCGAATGCAAAACCATTATTACCAGCAACTTTATTATTGGTATTTGTATTGGTATTCTTAACAGATACATTCTTGTTAGTGGGGGTTGGATTTAATGGTGTTTGTGGAAAATAGTTATAGATAGGAAAACTAACTGGATTGCCAGTGTATAATGGTGAGTTAAACGTGGTTATATTACCTTGTGTAATAGGTGGTTGTAATTGTTTAGAAGCGTAATCGTTATTAGGAACCCATCCCATGCCGTAGTATACTGGGCGGGAAGTTTCTAGTTGAATAAGAGCACCTAAATCGGAAAATTTGCTTTTGATGTAAGGGTCATTATAAAGTATTGAAAATAGTAATACTACCGCAACAAAACCTATTAAAGTAGGTAAAATCAAACCAGTTAATGCCATATTTATTCTAATGTAATTCAAGAATACTTATATATAAGTAATAAAATAATACGAATTAAATAATACAAATTAAATAATACGAATTAAATAATACGAATTAAATAACAAAAAATAACAAAAATAATAATTATATTCGAAAAATTGAAAAATAATTATTTAATAATTTATATCATTAATTCTTTCATTAGGAATTTGATTGAAATGTCAAATCAACCGAATAAGCGTGGTCGAGGGCGTCCTCCAAAGAACACACCTACACAAACACCTACAAGCCAAAATGATATTCCACTCCGTTTTGCACCTCCATTGCATATTCAAGACAATCCAAAAGAAACTGATGATATCGCAGCAATTATGCAACAGATTCACGATAATGAAATTGCTATGGCGATTGATGAGTCAATTGCATCTAATATTGCAATTGCAGGAGAGCATTTTCAAGAAGATGCCGACCTAGAACGTATTTTGCATCAAATTCAACAACAAGAAAAAGCTGATGCGGAATTAGCTAGACAATTGGCAGAAGAAGCAAATCCACCACCTAATCAGGGTGCACAAGGAGATGATATGGATGATGTTTTGGAACAGATTAGAAAGATGGAGGCACAAGAAATGTTGAAGAAGAATGGTAATGCTTATGATAAACCACTTAATGTGGATAGACTAATGCGTCAACAAGATATAGAAGATGAAGAAATTCGTAAGAATGCTAATTGGCGAGCTGAAAAACTACAACAAGATTGGGAATATGTAGAAGCCCTACGTCATGAAACTATGCGTCTAGAAGCTTTGAAAAAGCTACAAACACCAGCACCAGTACCAGCACCAGCACCAGCACCAGCACCAGCACCAGCACC